CGGCGTCAGTTAAATATAACACATGTGATTGCTTATGTTGAGCCGGATCATCCGCTATGCTGTGTTCTGTGTAATCTACGGTAAACATGTATCTGCCGGTATAGAACTCTCCACCTATTTTGCAGATCCAAGGAGACGAACTAACTCTGTCCATGGTTATCACCGAATGATGGTGACTTAAACAGTCCCAAGGTTGCGCTAGGTGATCTTCCATGGGTTCTGGCCATTTAGCTAAGGGTATGTCGGCTACTAGCGCCTCGATAGGCATACGGGCCCACATAGCGCCACCGTGTACGTTTTCGTCTGGATAATCCTCAAAGTCGGTTTCACAACCGGTAAAAACCACTTGAAAAGAAAGAGATCGGTCAGGAATGGTGTTTACAGCAAACGCTAAAGCGTGCAAATACTCGCCATGATAGTTTTGGTGATTAGCCGTAAACTCTTTACGAACCCAGCATTTAAACTGAGGTATGTTTGAAATTAAATACGCCACTAAATTTAATTTGATAAATTATTTATTTACCGTAAAGGCCTCCGCCCTTAGCTCTAAGTTTTGTGTTTTTCATAGCGCCACCCTTAGCCATGCCTTTGGTACCCTTCATAGCACCACCTTTAGCCATGCCTTTGGTTCCTTTCATAGCACCGCCTCTGGCCATGCCTTTAGTTCCGCGTAAAGCTGGCTTTTGACCTGCTGCTCTGGTGCCTTCGCCCATAAGCGCCTTCATTACTGAGGCAGGCATATTTGACATACCGGTAGCAGCTCGCTCTCTGGCTGCTGCTCCACCCATTGCCATACCTTTTGTGCCTTTCATAGAACCACCCATAGCTCTCATTTTAGTTCCTTTCATAGAACCGCCCATAGCTCTCATTTTGGTTCCTTTCATGCCACCGCCTCTGGCTCTGTATTTAGTTCCTTTCATTGTTAGCTCCTTCCGTATAAACCCATATTAGGTTTTGATCTTATCATACCACCTGTGGCCGCAAAAGTTTTGACATTTGTTGGTTTGCCACCAACGCCTTGTTTTTTTGCTCTTTTACGAGACACCGCTGATTTTATTTGTGATTTGGTCATGCGTCGTGCTTTAGCAGCCGGCACGCATTTTGGGTATTTTCTTTTTCTGTCCGCTTTTAACTTAGTTCTTCCGCATTTAGCAAAGCCGCCACCTTTTTTTGGCGCACCAATGTCCACCCAATCTTGTTGGAACCACTTGGTTAGTCCTCCGCTAGTCTTTGCCATGTGCTTTTCTTATTGCTTGTTTACCTTTTTTGAAAACGTTGGCTATGCCTGTTTTGCCCATAACCTTAGCGCGTTGCTCGCCAACTGTCAGTATTTGTATTTTGCGTGCGTACGGTTTCTTGATTCTTTTGACTTTGTTTACCGTAGCGTTTGCGTCTTTCATGGTTGCAAACTTGATACTGACGGTGTCTTTTGGGTTTTCATCGGTGTATAACCTTCTGCCGGATCCTTTAGGTTTTTTGCCTGTGCCAACTTTAGGATCTCTTTTCTTTTTCATTTTCTTTTGTATTTTGGACTTTTACGTTTTGTGCCGTCGGCTCTTTTTATCAGGCCTCTAGCTTTTGCAGATGCACGCTCACTAAAACCAAGTTTTTTACCTTGTCTTATTTTGCGCTTGATTGTGCTTGCTTTAGCTACCATTACGAACTAGGCACTCTGGTTTTTTTACGTTTGGATTGCATCATAGCGCCACAACCTCTGCCCTGTACCATCGTTACTGCACCACCCTGTCGCATGAAACCCATTTTATTCCTTACTCTTTTAGGTAGTTTAGGTAGACCTTTGTTATCGGCCGGTATGGGTTTTAAACCTTTCATTTCTCCGCCTTCTGCTTTTTTAGCGCCTTTATACTTACCACCCATTCTTTTGTACTCTTGGACCATGTAAGCGTTTGCGTAAGCAGACGGGTAAACTTTAAATTTTCTTTTTGCTTTAGCTTTCGCTTGTCTGTATTTAGTTGGGTTAGCAACGTTAGATGGCACATTCGACTTTGCTGCGCCGCCTTTTTTCATTTTGATTGACTCAAGTGTTTTTGCTTGACCAGCATGAGTCTTACTTGCTTTTTTTAAACCTTTTATTACTTTTTTTATTTTTTTTTCAGACATAATTATTTACCAATTTTTGCATGACCAATACGACGCCGCAAATACATCTTTCTTCTTTTGCACCGCATCGCAGTTATGTCTTGCTCTAAAACTTTTTCTACGCGCAGGCTGGTCCTTTTTTATACTTAAATTAGGATCTCCGTAACGTACAATTTTTACTTGATCGCCTTTTTTTGCTAACACTGCAAACTTTTTGTTTTTACCAGGCGTTCGTTTTTGTTTGTTGTAACCAGAAAAAGTCTCCCCGCGATAAGTAAGTCTACCGCTGGGAGTCCTTTTTACATCTTTAGTCGTCGCCACTCTAATAATTTTTGGTAAGCACCAAAATAATAGAATAAGCGTCACCGTTACTGTGACCTACCGTAGTAAAGTCAATGTCTCCGGTTACGCCTGATCCTGCGTTATTGGGTATACCTGTGAATAAATCGTAATATTCATCACCCGTGCTATCAGCCGGTAAAGGTATTGCTAAGACGTTAGTAGTCGCGTCAAACTCGATGTCAACGCCCATACCACGACAGGCCCAATAGATCCTTGAAATAGAAACCGAAGAACAAGCGTCGCCTGCGCTGTTATTAGCTAACGCTGAAACGTCAACCTTTTTAACAGAGGCCTCACCTGAGCCGTCGCTTTCGTTTGTAAATTTCAAGATAGCAGTTTTTTCTCCGTCTTGAATGGTCTGACTTGTTACTGTATCAGCCATGGTTTACTCCTTATAGCTCTGTGTTTGCTGTACGTTCTTTGCTTGCGCCGATGTAATCGACAGTCAAAGTTTTTGCAGCAGCAGCACCGTTTTGTATACCAAACGATACAGTCAATTCTTCATTATCCGGAGCGTTTGTGCTTACCACTGTGCCAGCTAAAACATTGTTTTGGAAAACATGAAACTTTTGATCTTTAGGATCGTAAACAAAACCTACAGTCATAAAAGTATCGTCAGCCAAAGCGTTAGGCAAATCCAAAGTTGATTGCGTGCTGTCTTTTTCAACAACAAAAGTAACTGTGGTTCCACCGTCAGACTTCAAAAAGAAAATACCGTCTGTCACGTCTAGGGGTGTCGTGTCAGTCAGTTGTAAACCAGCAACAATATCAGTTTCAGTAGCATCGTTAGTTTTAAAACGCATGTTAAATGCTAACTGTTTGCCAGACTCAAACTTATACCCTTCTTTTACAAGTTGGAAAAAGTCATGGTCGTTATCTCCAGCTGCGTTGGTTACTAACAGTAAACCGCCATCGCCGTCAGCTAATGCCTCAGTAGCGGATCCTGTACCATCCTCAGTTGTTGTGATTGTCCAATCGGACGCCAAGTAAGTATCAAAATCATTAAAATAAGTGTGATACTTATGTGGAGCGGGTGCTTTTAGTTTACCTAATGTTGAATCAACTCCAACGTTGGTAACACCCGAAGTAAAATGCGTAGTCATAATCAGCCTCCTTTAAAATAGCCATTACGAGCACTATGCCCGTAACAATTAATCGTACGCTTTGATATTACTATTTAGGGTTTAAAAAGACAATATTGTTTTCAATTCTTCTATAGTCTCGTCTATGTCTGTGTGTAAAATGCCAATGCCGCCCGCGTCTTTCCAAGCCTCTACATTAGATTTTTTATCGTCTACTAGAATATCACCTTTTTTTGCAAAAATGGCTTTGTGCTTACCTTTGAGCGTAGAAGTAACGACCACGTTGTAATCAACGTGTTCTCTAATCCAATTTATTTTGTCGGCTACCACCAGAGGTCTTTCGATCTCACCTGAGCAAGTTAAGATCTCCCAAGGCAAGCCTGTTTGTTTTACATAAGATACAAGCTTTAGCATGTTAGGCATGGGCGGTAAATTTTTGAATAATCTTTTGAGTATAAGATTTTTTTTGGTGTCGTCGTATTGTTCTTCGCTTTTCAAAGGGCCGTCTAAATAATCAGGCCCTTGCACACCGGTTACAAAGTCTGCCAAAACTCCGTCCATATCTAAGTATATTTTTGTCACTACTTATCCTCTACTACACAATGTTTCCAGCTGGCGTATGGTTCGCAAAACAAACCAGCCTTTTCAAAATTTTTATTAAGCTTTGCCTCAAAATCGTAATCAGGATAATCAGCATCATAAGGATTCATAGCGTCCCAGCCAGGCCCACCGTCACAAGTAAAGCAAAACTCCTCCTCATGGTCGTAATCAGGTACGAAAAACCACTCCTCTGGTCCATTTTTGTTCATGTCTGGGTCTTTCCACTCAACTAATATTTTGTCGTTTTCTGCATAAGCTTTATAAAAGTCATAATGCTGATTTATCGTTTTGACCAAAACTTTTTCAATTTTAGGTTTTAAGTTTTTCATTACGCCACCTCCTTAATGTTACACAAAGTATTAACGTCGCATTTCAATACTTCAGCAATTAAATACCACGCCTCTTTGTTTGGTTCGATAAAATCTATATCTCTGTCGAGTCCTAAATTATGTATTTTTCTTCTCTTAGCATAGCTAAGATCTCTCATAGTATGCTTATACTCATGTCCCCAAAAGTAAGCAACACCCATATAGTCCTTAGTGCCTATAAATTTTTCATCCAACCTAAGCACTTTGACTCTAGCATCCATGGTTATTTCACCTAAGTTCATTACGTTACCTCATTAAGTTCTTTTTGTTTGTTATACCATTCCCAAGCAACGCCAGATAAATGTTCGTAGATAACTCCTACTATTTGTTGTTGTACTGTTTCGCCACCTAAACCAGAGGTCATAGACCATAACTCTTTATTATCAGCATAAATTCTTATTTGGTCGTAGGTATAAACAGAAATATTGCCATCTACATATTCATGCAAATAATCGCCTTCGCTTTCTAATATTTCTTCCTTGTTGTCTTCAAGGTCTGCTATCAAATCTTTTTCAATAGTATATAAACTGTAGTCTTTTTCTGTGCTCATTTATCCTCCTTGGTTTGGTTAATTGAATGTCTCACATAGACATATTACAGATATTTGCAAATTATTACAACTATTTATAACAATAAATATTAAATATTTTAGACATAAAAAAAGGGCCCTTTCGGGCCCTTTGTAACACTGAGTAATAAAGTGTGTTACGACTTCAAATTACGCGCCTTGAGATCCGTAGATTCCTCTCCAATCAGAGAAACCAAACGAATATCTTTCTCTAGCTTTGTATCTAATGTTGCCTGTAGAAAAGTCTGGCTCCATAGAAGTCTCCATTGGAGATCTTTGGAACATTTTTAGACCTTCTCCCATAGCATTAACTGACGTTAAGATAAAGAAAGCGTCTGGATCTGTTAGGTAATGATTCACCGCATAACCACCAGGCAATACACCTGTGTTTCTGATCGCGTTGATATCATTATCAGCAGTCCCAGATCTTTGTTGAGAGTTTAATATTCTGTCAGCGACGAATACAAGTTGCGGAGGAATTATTAATTTGTCCGCAGTGACGCTGAT